AGTGGAGATGGATTTAAGTTTCGTGGAGCAGGGGCAATTCAGCTGACAGGTAAGGATAACTTTGCTGCTTTCTCTAAATCTATTGGAGAAGATTGCGTAGCTCATCCAGAGTTAGTAGCTACTAAATATTACCTAACATCAGCTGCATGGTTTTGGGACAACAAGAAACTAAACGATGTAGCAGACGGAGGCCCAACTGAAGAAGTAGTAAAATCTATCACTAAAAAAGTTAATGGTGCACTTACAGGATATGAAGATAGATTAGCACATTTTAAAAAATATCATGCTATTTTAATTTCGTAATACATTAAGTTCATATCTTTGCAATAACATGATTTGCAAAAGATGTAATATAGAAAAAGATGAATCCCATTTTTGGATGTCTAAACAACATTCAAGTGGGATTTTTCCTTGGTGTAAGTCATGCAAAGCTGAGTATAGGAGAAATAAATATAAACAGAATCCTAAAAAAGTATTAGAAGCTAACAAGGCTTACATCAAGTCAAATCCAAATGTTAAAAAAATATCTGACTTAAAGTATAGAATTAATAATAAGGAATATCTAAAAGACAAACATCAGAAATATAGATTAAATAATAGAGAAAAGCTTAATGAATCAAGGCGTAGATACTTGCAATTAATTGAAAATAAATTAATACATTCAATTAGGGTTAGACAAAATAGAGTTATTAGTGGGAAATATTCTACAACTAAAATGCTTGGTTGTTCAAAAGAAGAGCTTAGAAGACATATTGAAAACCAATTTGTAGATGGAATGAACTGGGATAATAGATGGAGTATTGGTAAATGCGAAAAGACTCATTGGAGTATTGACCATATAATTGAACTTAATAATTTAAAAAGAACATCTATAACAGAAAATGAGGTATCTGATATACTCAGCTATAAAAATCTTAGACCAATATGGCATATAGATAATTTAAGCAGAAATAGGAAGATATTAATAAAATAAATAATATGAGAAAAACATTAACATACATAATAATATTCCTTATATATGGCTTTATAGTGCAAAAAATAAGCACTATAGAGTCGTATAAGGAGCATTTGAAAATAGTACAAGAGAAGGATAATATAATCGATTCATTGAATATGAAGATTCAATCTATTAACATGACTCTTGATTATCAGAATTGGATTATAGAACAAACTAAGGACAAGCACCCAAAAGATTTAGAAAAAATTATTAACGAATCAGAATAATTGCGTAACTTAGCGTTAAATTTTATATATAAAAAATACAGTTATGAACCTAACAGAACAACACCTAAAAGATTTAGAGGCATTTTTATTGGAAATCCCTGCAAAGTATGCTAATCCAATTTTACAATTCTTAGGTAAGGTACAACAAGAGCAATCTCCTAAGGAAGAAACTCCTATAGTAGAATTACCAACAGAAGGATAGTAATGGACATCCAAACTGAAATAGCATTAATGGACTCAAGACTTTCACAGATGGAAGAAAAACTTAATGATGTTGAGTCTAAGCTAGACTCTATGGATAAAAAATTAACTCAGGTTATAGATGCTCTGATTGGGAACAAGCTCACTCAAAGTAACGGATTAGTTGCCGAGGTTAAGGAGATAGCAGATATTGTTGAAAGACACGACGAGCAATTAAAGAAGGTTAAATGGTTTTGGTTAGGAGTAATTTCAGTTGGTGGCACACTTGCATTCCTAATAGAATTGGTTTTTAAATTTTTTTCTAAATAACATCACGCCAGATGCAAGACACACTAAAGTATATAGGAGAATCCCCTTACTCTAAGGAGGTTCAATATTCAGTATACGCCATTTCTAAAATAGAGAATAGTAGTAACATTGATGCTATAGAGTATGATGTTATTGACAAGGGTTTGTTTATAGGTGGTATAGCAAATCCTTTATTAAATCAAAAGGTTATTTCTGTAGATAGTTTAGCAAGAGCTTACTATGCAGAATCGCTTGTTGGTAATGTGTTTGACCTCCCACCAGTTGACTTTAAAAATAAGTTCAGGAAACTATACGAAGAGGCAACCAAAAAACTCTAACACACAACACATGAAGCAAGCACAAGGAGTAACCAAGCGTAAACGCTTGTTCTTCGACATCGAAAGTAGTCCCAATATTGGATTCTTTTGGCAATCCGGCTTTAAGCTTAATATTGGACCACAAAACATTATAAGAGAAAGGGCAATCATTTGCATCTGTTATAAATGGGAAGATGAAAAAGAAACTCACTCCCTGACTTGGGATTCTAAGCAATCAGATAAAAAAATGTTAGAGCAGTTCTCAAATGTGATTAACGATGCTGATGAGATAGTTGGTCATAATGGAGATAGATTTGACCTACCATGGGTTAGAACTAGATGCCTTAAATATGGCATAGAAATGTATCCAAACTATACTACTATAGATACACTTAAGATTGCTCGTTCTAGATTTAAGTTCAATTCAAATAAGCTAGATTACATAGCCGGCTTCCTAGGTATAGGTCATAAGATTAAAACAGACTTTAACCTATGGACCGATATAGTATTGAATAAGGATAAGAAGGCTATGGAGTCTATGGTAAAGTATTGTAAAATGGATGTGGTTCTTTTAGAGAAGGTGTTTAAGGCACTATCCAAGCACTTCCCTGCTAAAACTCACTATGGAGTTATATTTGGTGCTGATAGAGGTTCTTGCCCTGAATGTGGCTCTAATGAGCTTATTGCTAACAACAGAAGAGCTAATGCTAGTGGGTTAGTTAAGATTCAATATAAATGTAAAACATGCGGTAAAATGCATAGCAAAACTGATAAGTAATGAAAGAGTATTTGCAATTTGTTTGGAAATCATTGACACACCCTACTTGTTTTATGGACTTTGTTCCTGCTTTCCAATTAGCTATATTCATATTATTTATTTATTATATGATAAGGGCAATTATTTCATTGGTAAAGTATAAATAATGAGCGTAGAGGAAATACAAATAGGTGGTAGCCATTATAATAAATATGTTATTCAGCCAACTGAGTTTATATATAAGAATAATGTACCATTTGTTGAGGGGAATATAATTAAGTATGTAATGAGGCATAGGGATAAGAATGGTGCAGAGGACCTTAAAAAGGCCATTCACTATTGTGAACTTTTGCTTAAATTTGAGTATAACATAGATAAAGAAATATAGTATGGCTAAGTTAAAAATTACAAAATCTTTTAATAAAATGAGTTTATCTGAACAAGAAACATATTTAGTAAATAAGATTTATGAGTTACATTCATTAGAGGATGCCTATAGAAAGATGTTAGGAAAGATTAGAGGTGGTAATAAACAGGTATTGCCTGAGGAAGATGATAGACCAGACTTAATAGACCTAAAGAGTGCCTAATAGAATAAACATACCTAGAGAGTTTAAGCTCAATAATAAAAAGATTATTGTTGAGTTTGATGATGCATACTGCAAGGATGAAGATTGTCTAGGAATGGCTGATTTTGATTTGAAATTAATTACACTTACCTCCAAGGTAAAAAACAAAAGGCTACCAAAAGCAGAGGTAGATAAAACATTCTACCATGAACTAATGCATCTTATTCTAGATGCTGCCAATAGGCATAAGTTAAAATGGAATGAGGACTTTGTTGATACTGTTGGTCTTTTATTATACGAGTTCGAGAGAACTAAAAAGTTTTAAAGTGATTTACTGAATATGTCTCTATAAGAGGCATTCTTTTTTTAGTCTCTACCTGAGCCTTTGTTTGACCTGTCAAGGTTAATAGCATAATTAAGAATGATACAGTTCTATCGTACTTGGTACGATTGTCATGCTCATATCTTTTAAGCTCATCTAATAGGTCTACATAGTTTATTAAATGGCAATAGTGTTCTATATAGTTTATTCCATATTCTAATTGTTTAGATAAGGCGAAGGCATCAGCTGAGGCTACCCCTCTAATCATGTGGTTTACCTTTGTCTTTCTTGTAGGGTCCACAACAGCATCAGGTTTCTTGCCAAGCATAGGTAAACAATTCTTACCAAAGTCATTCTCTGATTTAAAGTATTCATAGTAGTCATCTCCGGCATCAAGCTCTATTGTAACAGGTACGCCATAGTACATAGAGGCCATCAGCATTTCCTTCCAAAATAACTTCTTTAGCTTAGGTCTTCCGTAATAGTGAGCAACAGGTGCTCCACTACCTTCCTTGGTTGGGTCAATCTTTTCTCCTATCCATGCAGAGCCCTTAGAGCCCTCTCCTGAGGTCATAGCTGACCTGTATGTATCGACACCCATTCCATACTCGGTAACGTTTCCTGGGTACATTATGTTACCTCTAACTTGAAAATTATTGGTCTTATCAGGGAACTTATATATCAGCCAATTTCCATTACTATCATCAGACCATTCAATCTTATCTTCTCCTGTTACATAAAATTTACCTCTTCTTAAAAAGACCGACTTCTCTCTAAGCTTTTGCTCTTGCTCTAATATATTGTCTAGATTAAAATGACAATCTGCTTGATTGAATTTAAAGGCCTCTTCTTCGTTTAATGGATAGTCTCTGGTATCCTGGTCATTGTTTCTATAGTTGGCTAAAATAAACTCCTCAGCCTCTTTCTTTCTTGACATACCATAGGTATCTATAAATCCTGCGAGCCCCTCTGAGGCTGCAGCAAAATATCTAACTAATTTAGTAGGTGTATTTCTTCCGTGCTTAAACTGATTAGATTGGTCCCATAGGTTTTTAAACTCCTGACCACCATTATTAGGTGGGTTAACTGTAGAAACCATTAAGGCAAATCCTACCTTATTAGCTCCCTCTGTTAAGGTCTTTTTGGCAATGTTCCAATACTCTACAATGTCTACCTCCTTTGGAAACTTAGAGGCCTCATCTATCAGCAATCTACTCCAACGACCTGAGTCAAATGAGTTCAAGGCTGTGTTACGCCATTCAATGAATGAATTAAGACCTTCTCTTTTATTGTATAGACCTACATTAGCCTTTTTCTTTTTAGCCTGTTTAACAAGCACTAATTTTTTCTTTGGGTCATCACTACCATCAGTTCTTGGCTGAAGGAATATAGGTATAGACTTAAATCCATATACAACCATATTCATGAATAAGTCAGAGGCATCACCACCTGTCTTTGAAATAATACCACAACGAGTATTTCCTGTAAATGAGGCTTCTTTTGTAAGTATACAAGATGCCTGAGAGGTAGCTCCCTCTCTTCGCTTCTTAACCCTGATAACTCCTAATATTGTATTGTCCTTAGAAACCTCGTTATAGAATAGAAACCATTTTCTATCAGCATCTCTGAACTCCGGCTCAATGCCTGATTCAAGTGTCCAGTAGTTTAGGTAAAAATAATGGTCTCCTGTTATATAGGTTAGGAATCCATTGTTCATAAACCAATATCCATCTCTACATCTTTCAAACTCTCTTTTTATAAATGTTACCTGGTCCTCATTATATTGAGCATTACCATCCTCATCTATTTCTAAATCATAGAATGAATCAGGTATATCTGTTTTTCTGAATTTTTGTTTCTTCTCAGTTAGGTCGCTACCATCTGTATCCTTTATAGTTGGATACTCTGGCATTTGACATGCTATTCCATATATTTCTTCTGATGGCATAACGCAAAGATAATCAATTATATTTCTTTGGTATCAACTATTCTTACATTTTGTCCTGATAGCATAGCATCTATTGTTTGCTCAATCATCTCTCTTTGCTCTGGATTTAATAAGGCAACCTTCTCATTGATTGCCGGTATAGCAAATACATCACTTTCAATTTCATTCTTTATGCTATCCATTATGTCTTGTGTAAAGTATGGATATGTTTGCAGGTCTGTTGTAATCCATTTTAATTTTAATATATATGACTTGAATAATCGTTCTCCTTTTGATTCAGGATTCTCTCTTATAAAGTCATTGAAAAACTCCTCAGACATCTTTAAATGATGAACTGCTGATATTACATTTGATGTCATTGTTATTTGAATAATTCTTTTATTGGTATTAATACTCCTCTTGAGCTATCGTGGTCTCCTCCATGTTTAAACAATCCATTATGATGTGTCTTAACTAACTCCTTTAATCTTGTTGTTGGTATTACTATTGCAGTATCTATACCCTCTATTTTGTATATCCAATAATCAGCATCTGTTGTGCTGATACCTGATGGCTTACTTCTTGAATAGACTTCTATGTAAAGATTCCCTGTTACAAGGGCCCTTCTATCGCTTTTTACTTCGATTTTGAAGGAGCCCGTGAACAAGGATTTTACCCAGTCTTCTGACTCTTCCCCAAATTTGAGGTCGTGTGTGAATGAACCTGAGTGTTTCATGGTTAGTAATTTACGGCCTTAAAATGGCAAGTCAGTATTATCATCAGCAACTGACTTAGTAAATGTATTTGCT